GATTTGGCTATAAGAGCCTCCCTCAACTCGGGCAGTTTGTTCTTAATCTCTTTTCGGGCTTTTTTGGCTTTAAGTTCAGCCTCTCTCTTGTCCATCTGTATCGCAAAATCCGCCTTTGCTTTGGCTATCTCGGCTTCTTCTCTTACCAGCTCAGCCTCTTCTTCATCTTCTTCTTCATCATCGGTTTCTTCCTCTTCTTCATCATCCGTTTCATAAAAATCTATGCTTTTGGATGTAGCATTCCATTCGCCGATTTCTTCGTGAGTGACTTTGTCGAAAATCAGTCTCGTCTTAACCGAAATCCAATATGCTTTTCCCTCAAATTCAAAACGAACAACATGTACCGTTTCTTCATCTACTTCTTTTTTTACTGATACTACTTCCGCAATATGAGAAACTTCTGTTACATCACGTCTTTTCCGCATAGCAATTAAGATATCGTGAATATCTCCAGTTGGCGTTTGTTTAGCAAACTCCTCAAATACTATCTTCAATTCATCTAAGTTGTTTGATGAACCCTTTCGTTGATTTATCTTTGTTGGTAATAGTTCGTTGTTTTTGTAGTGAAATATAAAATCACGGTGTCGTTTATTTGTTAAACAAAACCAAAACTCAGATGGTTTTGTTTTGTCGTTCGGTGAAATAATATGATCGGCGTCTGTTTTGCCTTTCCTGTAGTCGTACTCATTTAATTTCATATGCGATCTATATTCTTGAGGAGGGCAACCCTTAGCTTCTTTAAACTTTTTGATAAAGTCGGGCGTATCAGGTTCTTTTAACGCATGTCGGATCATTTCACTATCTTTATGCATTAAGAATTGCTGAGGCGAACATTCGCAATGATTTTGCCAATTATTGGCATTACATTTAGTACAGCGCAATACAAGCTTCCCTTTATTCTGCCCTTTATAATCTAATTTACATATACCAGGGTAAGGGCGTCTTTTATATTCATACGTTTGACCTAGAATCCACTTTGATTTGTCTAATGGTGCCTTTATCGGCGTGCTCGTAATAATCGAATTCATTATATAAGTATATCTTTATGTTGTTAATGTAACAGCATCAGTGGATTATAAAAGCATTTCATTTTTATTTGTAAAATGCACAATTAATAATACATTTTACGTTGATATGCATAAATAACACCACACAAGAATTAATGTTGAAGCAAAAAATACAAAACCCCTAGTTAAATAACACTATAATAATAATCATTTATTATATTTTTATTTTTTACACATCTACTCATTTTAGCAGTAGACATATTTTCGGCTTCTGCTGCTTTCGCAATTGTATCCCATGTTGCCAAAAGTGTGTTTGTTTCGTTTTCTCTCTTGTATACTTTCTTACCAGTTGATGAAATAAGCTTCGGTTTGAGGTCGGTTTGTTTTAATTTTTTAAATATATTTGTATTTATTTCTCTCAAAATATTAGATAAATCAAAATTTTTGTCATTAGGATTATATCTAATTATTTTATTTCCTAATGACAATATATATTCTTCTCTAATTTTTTCTTTAATCAGGTCTCTATCAGTGTGATTAAATTCATCACATTCAACTACTAATTTATAATCTATAAAATATAAATCTACTCTATATTTTCCAATTTTAAATTGTCTTTTCATATTGAAAAGACCCTTAAATGAATTTTCAATAAATCCTATTGTTTGATTTTCAATGCACATACATACATTTATTTGTTTTACATTATCATTAACATTTACAATATATCTATTTCTCAAATTATAAGAATTTTTTAGTAATTCAAAAGCGTCTTCTGTAAGAAGATAATTAATTTTATTTTGCCCTCCATTTTGTTTTGTAATTTTGGGTTTATTAGTTTCAACAATATAATGAATATTTTCTTTATAATTTTTTTTTAAATGTCTTGTAATTTGACATTTGTGACATGATAAATATACGGTTAATTCTTCTACATTACGCGTGTATAAACTCATTGTAATGTTATAAATTATTTATTTATAAACATAATCAATTTTTTTAATCAAAACCTTGGGCATACCCAAAGCGACTTTGTTACCATTTCGATTTTTTTACACTAATTTTGGCTCCTCCTCCTCGTTTTTTAACTGAATTAGGGTCATATTTTTCATCTTCGTCGTCTGAATTAATGCTTTTGGACATTTCCCAGAACTCTTTAGAGCCTAACCTGAAATCATTATGATTTTCTGCCTTGTACCAGAACACTTGTTCTTGTAATTTGTTTGATTTTGAGTTATTATTTATGACCAAACACTCATAATTTTCAGTACATTGGTCCATGACCTGACAAAAGGACTCAAATGTGGGGAACATTCCAGCATAATTTTCGTATATTCTTTTGCGATTCGCTATATAGTTCTCTCTTAGTATAAAAACATAATCAATATTAGTCCTTAACATGGGCGGAATGCCTAAAGGATATTGCATTGTGATGACTAGCATGATTTTCCAATGACGCCCATTCATAAATAAAAGTCGCATCATCTTATCACGTGTCCATGAACCGTCGAACAAACAGTCATCCAATATAACAAATGCCCTCCCATCAATCGTAGAGCGTTTAAACGATTCCATTTCCTTTTTAATCTGCTTCAAAACGGTGCGCTGTCGCTTCAATACATTCTCAATAATAGCAGTATTATACTCATTATGGATAAACAATTTGGGTACCATTTTTGTATAAAACCCGTTACCTTCTTCTGTACCAGATATAACCGTTCCAATGGGTATATCTTGATGATAATAAAGTAAGTCTCGCACCAAAAAACTTTTACCAGTATCGCGTTTACCGATTAACACCACAACAGGACCTTTATTTTCATTGGGTTTAAAACTAATATTTTTCATGTCAAATTTTTTTAATTCTAATGTCATAATAGTTATCTTTAAGAAATTAAATTTGATTTTTTAACTAAATGGGTTTACAACATTTTGTTTAGTGTAATTTTATTTAATTAATTAATATATTATAAGTTAAAAACACATTTAATTTATATATTATTTAGCTATGATGATTCAGACTAATTACCAAAAAAGGAAAAACCACGAATTGTTCAAATGTTTTGAGAACCCATTAGGACTGCATCTCTCACAAGCACAAAATTATAATCCTATTTATAAACGATTTTTCAGCCTAAACGAAACAAATTATAATAATATTAATCTTGATAATAAATTGTATATAACCAGTGTTAGTTATAATGCAAATGACGCAGATGAACAATCATACAATTGTCGCTTAAAAAATATTATAAACAACAAATCAAAAGATTGTGACGTTTTTTTTAAAATGGCACCACTATTAGACCCTTATAAATATTTAATAGGAAAGTATGATGTAGACAATCGTAATCTATTTAATTTGCCAAATATTTCATCAACAGACGAAACGGTTCATCCTAAGATTGCGAATCAGAATAATTCCGCATATGTAGATGGTTTTTTCGTATTTTTAACTAGTAAATTGTTACACGACCAAAATTTTATACATGGACTCGATTTTTACGGTTCGTTCTTAGCCATTAAAAATAATTTTAAACTTAATGTATTTGATGACATTGAACATCTTAACAATTCCGAATTTTTTAATAAACATAAAAGTGTATTGTTTGATATTGATGACTATGAACACCTGTTTAAAAACTATAACCAGCAGATTCCCATAAACATAGACCATAATTCCACATTAAAATCACAAATGTCTATAAATTCAATATCCGATGATTTATTTGACAATGTATTTGTAAATGGATCTTCACAATTGGAGCCTAATAGTGAATTAATAGAAGTCACACAAATTGATAAGGAAATAAACGATGACGTAGTTACCATAAAATCTAGTTCGACATGTTCTTCACGAATGTCTAATACTTCGGATGAAGATAATAATTCGGATTATGATGACGATGATAATGCTGCTATTATCCATGACGCGGAAGATGCCGACGAAGATGCCGACGAAGATGCCGACGAAGATGCCGACGAAGATGCAGATGACGATGAAGAGGATGAAGAAGATGAAGAAGAAGAGACAATAGAATTGACTCTCAAACGTTTTCCGGTTAAAGTCATTTGTATGGAGTATTGTGAAAATACATTTGATGATTTAATATTAACAAACGAGTTGACGAATGATGAGTGGTATTCAGCATTGATGCAGGTTATTATGATTTTAATTACATATCAAAAGACGTTTTCATTCACGCATAATGACCTTCATACTAATAATGTAATGTATAACCATACAAAGCAGAAATACATATTTTATCGGTATAAAAAAATAACATACAAGGTTCCGTCGTTTGGTAGATTGTTTAAAATAATTGATTTTGGAAGAAGCATTTACAAGTGTAATGATTTGTTGTTTTGCAGTGATAGTTTTCAAAACGGCGAAGATGCCGCAACACAATATAACACCGAACCGTTTTTTAATGAAAAGAAACCAAGATTAGACCCCAATTTTAGTTTTGATTTATGTCGGCTAGCATGTTCTATTTTTGACTATATAATAGACGATTTAGATGAAATTGCTGATATACAAAAATGTGACCCTATTAAACGATTAATAACAGAATGGTGCCTCGATGATAAAGGTATAAATCTATTATATAAACAAAATGGTGATGATAGGTATCCCGATTTCAAATTGTATAAAATGATTGCTAGACATGCACACAAACACACGCCACAAGCCCAATTGGAACGTCCCGAATTTAAATCATTTTCGGTATTTAAAGGAGATGTACCAAAAGAAATAATAGATATTGACAGTATGCCAATTATGTATAAAATATAAGAAATTTTGGGTTGGTTTGTATAATAATTATATTTAGTATAAGTAATATAATTATGAATACCAAATATGGAGTTATTATGACCCGTCATGTTACATCAGTGGAAACGAATCATTATTGGAATTATTCAATTAAATGCTTGCGGCGCATATATCCGAATATAAAAATTGTTATTATTGATGATAATAGC